TCAAAAAATAAATCTGAAAAACTCCACCTTTCCCGCGTAGCCGGGCTGGGCTGTATTGTCTGCAAAAACCTGAAACTGGGTGAAACCCCAGCAGAGATACATCACATCCGAACTGGTCATGGAATTGGCCAGCGCGCTGACAATTTCAAAGTTATTCCTCTTTGCCCAATCCATCATCGCCAGGGCGGATACGGTATAGCCATTCATGCCGGGCGCCAGTCCTGGGAAAATAAATACGGTACTGAAACAGAGTTGCTTGTGCAGGTTCTCTACGAACTGGGGGGAGTTGGGTGATGATTAGAGTTTGCGCACCAATCGTGATTAATGGTGTTCGAGTATCAAAATCATGGGGAGAAACAGAGAGAATAATTGTTGAGGAGCTAACAGCATGACACCACGGCAACGCAGATTAAAGCAGTCAGCATTTGAAAAAGCAGCAGCTGCGCCGCGTAAAAGCTGGCTGGGTAAATGCATTCTCCTGACGGGGATCCAGTCCGGATGGATTAAATCCCTGCTCACTACATGGGGCGAAGGTGTAGGAGGAAATACTGCACCCCGTATGCCGCGTGGCCATGCGTGCTGGAATGTGCTTAAGGGACGAAACTGGTCAGATAAGGCACTCGAACGATTCACCGTTGCGTTAAATCAGGCTAGAGAGGAGGGATTCCGTGGACAGCAGGCAATGAACAGGGCGCACAGTATTCTCTGGCCGCAGTCACCTGCCAGTGTAATTGATGAAGCCCTGCATAATGATGATGTCGATTTTGTTGAACAATGCGTACTGCAGGCGCTGGATATTAACGATCCGGTTTATGTCGTTGGTCTTCAGTATTACACCACCCGGAAAAAAATCTCAGACATAACCCGGGAACTGCAGGCGATTGCGCCATGGTTAACCGACGGGGAGGCGAGAAAGCGCGTGCGATGGTGCCTGGAAATATTCAGAGCAAAAACATTTCTTGCGGTTCGTAACCAGATGAGAGCCGGGTTAGAGGATGGTTGGTCATACCAAAGGAGGAACTGACCGGGAGACTGATGAATCTGTAATTCGAAACAAAACCCCGGTCAGTAGCCGGGGGAGCTGGCTATTGGTGACGATTCTGTTTAAACCGCTCATAAATCTCAATACAAACAATAGCAACGGAGTAGAAGGGCCACAGAATGGAGGTTATCACCGTATCAGCCAGGTCAAATTCGAGGCCGTGTACTCTATCCCCACGAACTAACAAAGCAAACATTGCGATGAAACCCGCGATATATATGGCCAAGTAGTGATAAAGGCTCATGATAATTCCATTTATTAGGTTTGGCCCTGAGTCTACGTGCGATAACCACATAATTAAAATTGGTATTACAGATCGATTTTCATTTATCGATCGTTCAAAACGATCGTTTTGTAACGAATAGCTCATTTGTTGAATGATATTTGTACAGCGCGTCGATGAGAATTAGCTATAAGTGCTTTATGATGTAAAAATGTTTGAAAACGGGCCAACAAAGTGAATAATTAATTCATGCTTGGCAGAGCTGCGCCACGATGGCAGCGACGAAAAGCGAACAATTTGAATATAACGAGAACCTCGCCAGCGCGGGGTTTTTGCTTTCCGGCGATACGACAGGGGTATTCGCGAGGTGTATTACACCAGTACCCCTGTCATATCGTCGAGCTGAAATCGTTAACTTGAAAACAAGTTCTCACAATGCTCCAATGCTTTTTCGTTTCTAGCTCAGAGGAAAAATGAGAGGGGGGCAACTGCTAAACGTAGACATCAATATTTTTAGTATTATTCCCTGCAACGTTCGAACTTGATTTGTCACTTACCGTAGGTAATGCACCCGATGCCATTTGGTTTTTTTCTGCTTCTTGTTTTTGTAATTGAGCAATTTTTGCGTACATAGACTCGATTTGCCTTTGAATCATCTCCATCTGCTGTTTAAGCAGTTTTGCCTCATCTTCGGAGGTTACTTCATTTATTTTTGAACCCATGGCGCTGAGTTCTTTTGTCAACTCACCAATTTGTTTTTTCAGGTTTTGAATTTGTTGTGAAACAGAGTTGCCAGTACTTGAAGGTGCTTGTTTTACTGTACTTTGCAGTATGTCCTGACCCAAAGTGCTAACTGTCATGCTCATGGTGGTTCCTCCGGCCTTATATTTATTACCCATTATCGTCATCTTTCGAAATTACTTTATTAGCAAAGGTTAAGTTGTGGCTTCCTGCACCACAGCATTATTTGTACCGTTCTATACTATCTGCTGAGTATCGCGGAGGAGCTTATGAAAGAAGGGTATTACTGGATTCAGCATGTCGGTGTTGTACAGGTGGCGTACTACACGAATGACACTGTTGATGATCTGGAGACGGGTAAAACAATCACAGGTGTCTGGCATCTGACCAGAGGCGATGACATTTGCCATAACGGTGAAGCAGAGGTGTTAGAAGGTCCTCTTACTCCACCAATGTAAACAATCTATTTTACTTAGGGGCTGCCGCATGGCGGCCTTTTTCATTTCAGGCTCACGGGAATCATCCGCTACGTGCTTTGTTGATAAATCCAGCCCGTGAAGCCTGCCACTTTCATAATAATAGTGCTATTTGTTTCCGGGCTTTTCTTATTATTTCTAAAGTTATAGAGTATCTGGTAAAAGCTCTTGTTTTGAAGTGGTTGTGATGAGTACCCCCAGGCGGATGGGGGAAACTGACAGTAAACGATGCCAGGGAATGACATACTAAGCGCTCACGGGGCATGGTTTGTCAGCCAAAGGCCCACCGGGAGACACCCGACACCACAACTGAACTTAAACCAGTCATACTGTTATCATCGTGGTGGAGAGATAGCGTTATGAAAATGCCCTTCAGAAATATCTTGATCGGGCTCTGCCTGTCTATAGGTATTGCACTAATTATTGTTTCCCTGGTTGTTTTTCTGAATGGCATTGGATTATGGTAACCAGCACTCTTGGCATTCTGGATACCGACATTTTTCGGCGCCTTTCATTTATGGTCTTTGGCTACATAGTTAAAAATTAAATCATTTATTTTCTGTCAGAGCTTTTGTTATCAGGGTTGATAGTGCTTCTAGCTGGATTGCAAGCTGGATGCTTAACCAGACATATCCATGAACGGCACTTTCCATTACCTCATCACTTTCATTTGCGAGTAAAAGGCCATGCAACTCTTTTGTGATTTCAATTAGACGTTCGCTGTTTGATGCTATTGGTGACGGGTTACCTTCATGCAGCGCATGAGCCAGCGTACTGAGAGTGTTGCGAGTCATTTGTTCCATGTCGGAAAGAGTATTAGAGTTCAATATCAGAAACCGGCTGCCGCGCGATGCCCAGTGGGCATTAATCTGAAATTTTTGGGCTGCTATCATATCTCGGGTTATTGACTGAATATCCTCAAGCAGACTCTTTGCAATCTTTGTTTCCTTATTCACTGGTGTAATCAGACCGCGCATTTTGACGACATTAGTTAACGCACATGTTTGAAGCCCGGTCATTCTGGGCTGATTCAGAACGTTTCGTGAGACCCCGGCTGAAGTAATTTTTAAGTAATCAGTTAGAAAGTCAGCAAGTTGGATACGCCAGTTAATGAATGCTCTTTGGGGATAAATACTGGTAAACAGCATAGCCAGAATACATCCCAAAATAATATTGGTGCTTCGCCATAATGCTGTCTGTAAGTCCCCGGCTGGAGCACTGCTGACTACGGCAAGCGTTATCCCAACAAGTAATGCAGCATACGGGCGTTTACTCATGGCCAGATAGCCGCAAAGGAAAGCAGCGCATCCACACCAGAGCATCATCAGAGTAAGAGAGTACATTTCAATGTGTAATGCAATGATCCCCAGAATCGCACCACCTACAGTTCCCGCCATTCGCTCAAGTGCTCTGGGGATAACGTTACCCATGTAGCTTACAGGTCCCATGACGACTACGAGTGTAATCAGGGGCCACGAGTGGTCTGGCAAATTCAACATTCTTATCAATAAGAACGTAATAACGAACGCTACAGCAATTCGTATCCCATGCACTATACGGTAGTTGCGGTAGATCTTTAGTTCTAATGGACTTATCGGTTTGTTCCGTTTAACGGAAAAAATGTTCTTTTTCATTGTTTAAAGTCTTTAACAAAGAGCAAACGATAAAGAATATTCAGGTATACACTGAAAAAAAACAGGTAGTCTTACTTTTTTAAATTATAAAACCGCTGCGTGCTATTCATGCTTACTGTTGTTAATTAGTTGCTAATTGAGTGATTAAGATGGGATTATTCTGTAATGCTCGTTTTATCTTTGGGATTATCATTATGAGTATAAGTGGAGAGAACAAATTGAATGATAATCTGACTTAAATTCAACTTGTTGACTTTAATCATTATTAAGTTGTTGTGTAGTTTCCGGAAAATGGTTAGCATGATTCAGATTAAGTACCTTCCTCGGGCAGGTAAATCTTAATCGTGTCTTTGGACGACTTTAAATCAGCAATACTTTCTGGGTAAAATGCAGGATGAGCAAATACAAAATTGCAGCTCTGATGACTACAGCGTCAACGGTCGCACTGTTCTGGACAGTGGCATTAATTTTTGGGATGCTTCATTCTTTGGGTCTGTAGTCGAAATTGATTTAAAGTTTATAAAACATAACATTACACAGGCAGTTATGAGACGAGGGAGTATTAATATTAGAATGTCTGATATTCTTATCGCTGTATGTTTTTTATGAGCTAAGGTTTGAGCCAAAGCTCATTATATAAAATAAAGTTATATTAGAAAAAGGTATGCAACTAAACGATGCGTATCATCGAAATGCAACTGTATAAAGAGAAAGTGCAATAGCCAGAAATATACAGTATTGAGAATGATAATGGAAAAGTTTAAGCATTAATATCCTCCACAGAGTTGGTTGTTAATTAATGGCAGATTTAAATGTCAACAACAAACAAAAAATCATGCTCACTGATTATTTAATTATTTCATAATGTTTCAGTCAGGCTCTATGCCGGTGCAATTGCACCAGTGATGGGATTTTTGCATCATTATGGTGAGATTAATGGCAGGTGTACTTTATGAACTGCTCAATTTACCGATACAGACGACAATTATCATTCGAGGCTGCCAAACGGCGGCCTCTTCTTTTTCAGGCTCACGGGTATCACTCACTACGTGCTTTGTTGATAAATCCAGCCCGTTAAGCCTGACCCTTTAATCACACACAACACCATCCGAAAAATCGGAGGTAGGGCTATGACCAGAATGAGCACCATTTACAGCAGACTTTCATATGGAACAGGAACCACGCTGACCGGCTGCGGTGTATCAGCGAAGGCATATGCCGAAACAGCAAAAACAGCAAAAGAGGTGTCCTGGATGTTGGCCGACAGAATTGCAGGGTTAAGCCTGAGCGACTGGGCAATTATTGTTGGTATCGCATGTACTGTTATCACCTGTGCAGTGAACTGGTACTACAGGAAAAAGGAAAGGGAGGACCGGCTTAATGGCAATGTCACCAAAGCTGAAGAATAAACTGAGCACAGCAGTAGTTAGTTTGATTCTTGCCGGTGCGTCAGCACCTCTTATTCTCGATCAGTTTCTGGATGAGAAAGAGGGTAACAGCCTGGCAGCATATCGCGACGGCGGCGGAATCTGGACCATTTGCCGTGGCGCCACAATGGTTGATGGTAAGCCAGTAGAGCAGGGTATGAAGGTGTCTGCTGAGAAATGCGCCCAGGTAAACGCCATAGAACGCGACAAGGCGCTGGCGTGGGTTGAGCGAAATATCAAGGTACCACTGACCGAACCACAGAAAGCCGGGATCGCATCTTTCTGCCCATACAACATCGGCCCCGGAAAATGTTTCCCGTCCACGTTCTATAAGCGAATTAATGCGGGTGACCGTAAAGGAGCATGTGAAGCTATTCGCTGGTGGATTAAAGACGGTGGCCGCGATTGTCGTCTGTCAAAAGGCCAGAAAAATGGCTGCTATGGGCAGGTAGAAAGACGGAACCAGGAAAGCGCGCTGGCGTGCTGGGGGATAGACCAGTGAATTTGCGTTATCAGTTCATTGCTATTTTGCTGCTGGTGGCCGCCGCATTCATCGCTGGAGAGGTATGGAGTAGCCGCGGTTGGGAAAAGAAGTGGGCGGAACGTGATAGCGCGGAATCATCGCAAACAGCGAACGCGCAGACCGCAGCCCGCATGATTGAACAAGGGCGAATTATTGCCCGGGATGAGGCTGTTAAAGATGCACAAGCACAAGCCGCTAAATCTGCTGCCTCTGTTGCTGGCCTGTCTGCCACTGTTAGCCAGCTGCGCACCGAAGCAACAAAACTCGCTACCCGCCTGGACGCCGCAAAGCACACCGCAGATCTTGCCGCTGCCGTCAGAAGCAAAACAACCGAAGCCGACGCAAGAATGCTCGCCGACATGCTCGGAAGTATTGCAGAAGAAGCTAAATATTATGCTGGAATCGCTGACGACCGCTACAGGGCAGGAATGACGTGCGAACGGATTTACGACTCTATGAGGGATTAAAATAACCCCCCCCCGACGTCCACGCATAAGCATTACAGAAGCTCTTTGTAGAGCGGGCTTCGCTAATGCACTTACACATTCCTAATGAGTTGAAACCCTGAAGGTAATGGATGAGTTTTCATAACCAGAAACTGCACTGTAGTTACTGTTTCTGACAATTGGAAGCTCATTGAGCATATAAAACATACACCTTACGAGTAGGCCATAAGTGATTGCAGCATAACGTAGTTCATGAGGGCATGATTCTGAAGAAAGTTGATAAGTTTGTTTACTGTTGCCATCATCCGTAAATATCATGTAATCAACATCACTTAAGGCTTTCTGGTTATAAGATGGAAGTTCATCGACCTTCTTTGTAATCTCAACAAATTCATTATGGGTAGCGCCTTCATAATCGTGCTTATGTGCAAAATTGTTACGGATGTTATTTAATTTTTCAATGATAGAGTATGCTTCAATGGGCAAACCCATGCGCTGAGCGAGCTTGGCTTTGCTCATAAAATTCATTGAAAAACGTACTTTGCTTCTGTCTTTAGGAGCATTGATGAAAAGGTCTTCCATTCCAGTATAGGAACATATCCATGCCTCTAAGAATCGTTCAATGGCAAGGTGAGTAGTCAGACAGCTGGCGAGCTTATTATTACCAAGCATAATTTTCTCAAATGTTTTTGGATCGAAGGTAAATCCAGAAACTTTCATAAAAATATCTAAATTCATCAGCAATTGAACTCCTTGTGGTAAGAAATAATAAAAAAATCAACGGGAATTATAAGGGCTCTATTGGCCAACATCTACCTGCACCAACGACAGCCAGAAAATAACGGTCAAGAAAACCTAAAAAAGCGCGGAGTAAATGATGGCAAAACCGGACTGGGGCGAGCTTCAGCAACGGTTCCTGTCCGAGCATGCCAAAACGGACATATCGCCGAAAGAGTGGTGCGAAGCGCAGGGACTGAATTACACATCTGCGCGCAGATACATCAAAAAGCCTGCTGCGCAAAAAGAAGTGCGCAAAACTGCGGAAAGCCAGATGCTACACGTGGTTGCGGTTGAGTCTGCTTCACCACCCGACAGCGATACTGCGCAGGAAAGCGCGGGCATCTTAATGCCTCAGCATGAGCTGTTTGAACAGGACAAAGAGTATTACATCGATATCCAGCCAGTTGAGTAAGCCATTCCAAAGCTCACCTTCGGGGGGCTTAAAAATGGTCAATGTTCACGAAACCCAAATCCTCGCCATGCTGCCATTCCAGAAACAATTCCGATTACTGAAGAGGCAATCCCTCCAGCCCAGGTGATAAACCATGAGAACTCAGGAAAAACTTTTGACAGATAGAGACAAAAATTGAAACCTGACATACCTACTGCAAAGATTACCCAAAAGCACAGCGCTTTTTGTAATAGTTTGAGCACAACAGGACGCCCCCTTCGTTTTACGTTGTTTTACTTATAACAGGAGATTGCGAATACCTTGGGCATACCCATCGTAAAGGCAACAAATTTGAACAATAAAATATTAGTTATGCAGGTAAAAAATGATTCAAAAGGCCCTGTAGTGATTTCCTTCGCCCCTGCATGAGTTCAAAGTACTCAGTCCCCGCTAGCGTTTGTGCTTCTTGGAAAACTGGTGATTCTTCGTTGGAGCAAAGTTGTGACATAAGATCGGTTAATTCGTCAACAGCCACCCCAGATTCTCTGGTCGCAGTGGCACCTATAAAATCTGCTATTGCGCACAAATATGTTGTGTACATTTCTTTGGATGATTTTCTGTGGCCTGTCCACTGAAACGCAGCATCGTGAATGCCGTAGAAGTAACCCTGAAAAAATAAATCTTCGAAGAGGTCGGAAGCGGTAGTTGATGGAGTTACCGTTATTAGTAACTGCATCCTAATCATGTTGTTAGTTGATGAAATGACCTGATTTATTTTTGTTGCTTCCGTTGAGGGATTAACCGTACGGCCTTTATTGAAGAAATCAAATAACCCCATGATACACCCTCTTCTGTTTGCAAAAGTTAATGTTATCGGCGCCGAGAATCTCAAATTGAATTGTAGGCTACTCATAATGAATAAGCGGCTAACTTTGTAGTAAACGGAGTAATGAATGGCTAAACCGGACTGGGAGGCTATCGAATCGGCTTGTCGGGCCGGAGTATGTCCCTCCGTGAAATCGCATCGCAACACGGCACCAGTGAAGGGACAATGCAGAACAATACTAACTACTGAGCGAGTGAAACGGACAACATCATCGGTAAGGATGATGGTAAAGACCCAGACCTACAGACTCCGCCGAACGGGATTATTTCACCCTTAGAGAGCGAATTATCACAGTGACGAAGCAGGTTGGTTGCGTGACTACATTAACACCCAATGTTTAAAATAGGGTGATATAACATAACGTTTTGCTTAAAAAACGTGCTCAATCAAATCATGCACTTACGGAAAAGTAGACAAAATACTACGATTACAGTATGTTTTTGCTATCTTGGTGTGAGTTGTAACCAATATTCGAAGCCTCGCTATCTGCGGGGCTTTTTTGTATCCGAATTTCACCGCGCACCGCAGCGCATCCAACCACGTCGAACCCAACCCTTTGGAATGAGCCTTTGAGGAGTCAGTTAGTGCTGGCGAGCCTCGACGGGCTGATCTCCTATGCGGCAAAGGTTCATCTCAAAGTAAGGTACACGCTATGACATACCCAACTGTTATCAACGGCTTCGATTTTCGTGAGCTTATCTTCCTGTCCGGTACGGAATCAGCAACTGACACATTCAAGGTGGCGAAGGCGTTCGGGAAGGGGCATAAGGATGTGATGAGAAAAACCAGGAAGGTAATCAGCTCATGCTCCTCGGATTTTGCAGAGCGCAATTTTACGCTTTGCCATGAAAACAATAAGTTACAGAACGGCAAGCCTCAGCCATTTTATAGAATGACGCGGAACGGCTGGACCATGCTGGTTTTCAGCTTCACAGGCGCTGCAGCGTTTGCATTCAAAGAGGCCTACATTGCCGCGTTCGACTGGATGGCAGACATGATCGCCCAAGGCAAACATAACCTTGAGGCAGAGCGGAACGCTGTAATGCTGGAGTTCATGAAAGAGAAGGATGTAGCGAGTATGTCCGGGCGCCTGCTTAACCGTTGGGGAAGGGTGAAAAAGCCTGTCCTGCTTGCGAAAATTGAACGACTCGAAAAGCAGGGGCAGATCCCTTTGCCGGGATTAGCTAAAGCACTTGCTGAATAGGGGGTCGCCACTGAGCGGCCTTTTTTGTACCCTGCGGCAGGGATCACATAAAAAGAATTTGCCAGTATCACCGATTAGATATGATATGTATTCACTTACTAATGGGGCAAGTATCTATGTCGGGCACGATAACAGTAGTGTGTTGTGATTGTGAAGATCGTTACTGGGATGAAGATGTATCTGATCGCTTAGCGGAAACATACGCAGACGAGATCGAATTCCAGTATGACGAAGAGGCTGGTGAGAGCTATCCAACGCCTGATAGTTTTTCCCGTTGGGCTGCCAATTATAATTTCCCACGTGATTCTTGCCCTGAATGCGGAAGTGATGGCGCGTTTAGTTGGTCAGATAAAGACTAACCAATAAATTAGCAAGCTAACCGCCTGCGGGCGGTTTTTTTGTCATTACTCTTGGCATTACAGCAGGCATTCACTGAGCGCTTGCTGTAATGTTAAACATTAAAATTTGTATTTATTTCTTATCGTTACAATCAGGAATCATCCTCAAAAGAGTGTTATCTTTCTGGACGTAGTGATGAAATAACGCTGCACCAGCATGCGCTGCGATTAAAAAATATCCGATGTTTGCCAGTGTTTCGTGAATATCTTTGATAAGTGATTTTGTTTCCCCGTCAGGAGTAACGAATGATGCAACGTTAAAACCTAAGAAACTCCAGTCCTTTCCTCCGTAAGCCATAATAGCAATACCTAATAATGGTAGAGCCAAAAAAGAAATATACAGCAGGATATGCATTATTTTAGCAGCCACCATCTGCCACGCTGGTGAGGGGGGGATGATGGCTGGGTCATGATACTTATGTTTAATAATTAATCGTATTATCATTAAAAACCAGACAAACACCCCAACATTGTAATGTGTTTCTTTCATGAGAAGGTAGGTGTTGCTGCCTTTGGGAAACCAGCCACGAAGCTCCATAGCTGCATAGGTTATCGCTATTAATATCAGGGTTAGCCAGTGTAAGCGAATCTGAAGTTTTGAGAATTTGACCATTATTCTTGCCTCAAACGGTGTGTTACATCGACCATAAATCATGAAGCTTAACAAATCCTTATTTTTGTTGAGAGATTAAGAATTTGTTATTCCAGCGATCTTACTTGAATATTTTGATAATAATTATCATTTTTATTTCTTTTTGATAATCCGTGATGTTACGGGGCAAGAACCGCGCAGATTCTCGCTATTTATGAGAACTTTCAATCAACTACTGGTTCATTTTTACTTTCCGCCTATTACACAATTTGTATCCAACAAACAGGACTATGCCGATGCCAGCACGTGCTAAACGCCCATGCCGACATAAAGGGTGTGCGGCAATCACCAATGATGTCAGCGGATATTGTGACCAACACCGACAGCAGCATGCTGGTGACGGCTGGCGGAGTTATCAGTCAGGAAAGAGCAGGCAAGAACGTGGATATGGGCGACTCTGGGAAATTAAACGAGAGCGTATCCTACAGCGTGATCAATACCTGTGTCAGAATCATCGCCGGCAGATGATAGCGAAGAAAGCGACCAGCGTTGACCACATCATCCCAAAAGCTCATGGCGGTACTGATGACGATTCCAATCTTGAGTCGTTGTGCTGGGAATGCCACAGAGCGAAGACGGCAAGAGAGCGTATCCGATGAGTTATACCTATTGCACGTACTGCGGTTCACGGCTTCATACATATGCGAACTGTCCCAAAACATGGGGTGGTTCATCCCGCCGCGCCAACCTGCGCTGCAGCTATTGTTGGCAGTCAGGGCATAACTCTAATGCCTATCCGCACAATGCGAGCAGCGGTCGTCGGTGCAACCTGAATAATGATTTCCATCTTGATTGATGCCCACACAGGCCAGGGGGTAGGGGGGATCAAATCCCTGCCCCCTTTCGCCTTTCAGGACTGCCCGCTTCCTCGTATTTTTATACCCGCGAAAAATGAAATTTAACCAGGAGTGTCGCTTATGGCTGGAACGGCGGGGCGTTCCGGGCGTCGCCCCAAGCCAACGGCGCGCAAGGAGCTGGCAGGGAACCCCGGCAAACGAGCCCTGAATAAAGAGGAACCTGTATTCACACCGATTAAAGGTGTGGCACCACCTGATTGGTTTTCTGAGGATGATGGTCTGCCAATGGCGGCCGTCATGTGGGAACTGACCACGAAAGAATTATGTGGACAGGGATTACTGTGTGTTACCGATCTTGCCGTACTTGAGCGCTGGTGTGTTGCATATGAGTTCTGGCGCAGGGCGGTTAAAAATATCGCCAGAGAAGGGCTGACTATCACTGGTGCTATGGGGGGGAAGATAAAAAACCCTGAGCTAACCGCAAAGAAAGAGCAGGAATCGGAGATGAGCTCTACCGGCTCCATGCTTGGCCTTGATCCCAGCAGTCGACAACGCCTAATCGGCCTTGCCGGACAGAAGAAAACCTCTAACCCATTCCTGAAGATGATCAACTCATGAGCCGGAAATCGTACCCCAACGTAAACGCCGCGAATCAATACGCCCGCAACGTTGTGCGGGGGAAAATTCCGGCGTGCCAGTTTGTCATTCAGGCCTGCCAGCGTCATATCGATGACATGGCGGCTGAAAAGAGTAAGAAATTTCGTTACCGCTTCGATAAAGACATGGCAGAAAAGGCCGCGAAATTTATCCAGTTGTTGCCACATACAAAAGGAGAGTGGGCATTCAAGCGGATGCCGATCACTCTGGAGGCATGGCAACTGTTTATTGTGTGCTGCGCCTTTGGCTGGGTCCAGAAAGGGTCGAAGCTTCGACGATTTCGCGAGGTTTACACGGAGATACCGCGTAAAAATGGGAAATCAGCTATTTCGGCAGGTGTGGCGCTGTACTGTTTTACCTGTGATAACGAGTTTGGCGCTGAAGTATATTCCGGGGCCACAACTGAAAAACAGGCGTGGGAAGTATTCAGACCAGCTCGTCTGATGTGTAAGCGCACCCCGCTGCTGGTGGAAGCGTTCGGGATTGAAGTTAATGCGTCCAACCTGAACCGGCCAGAAGATGGCGCGCGTTTTGAGCCGCTGATTGGTAACCCTGGGGACGGCGCTTCACCGCACTGTGCGATTGTTGACGAGTATCACGAACATCCCACAGATTCGCTCTACACCACTATGCTGACGGGTATGGGGGCGCGGCGACAACCACTAATGTGGGCGATCACGACGGCGGGTTACAACATTGAGGGTCCATGCTACGACAAACGGCGTGAAGTGATTGAGATGCTGAACGGCACAGTACCGAATGAGGAATTGTTCGGCGTGATATACACCGTCGACGAGGGCGATGACTGGACCGATCCTAAAGTGCTGGAAAAAGCTAACCCGAATATGGGCGTGTCGGTCTATCGTGACTTTCTCCTCAGCCAGCAACAGAGAGCTATTAATAACGCCCGTCAGGCTGGTGTATTTAAAACTAAACACCTCAACATCTGGGTTGCAGCCCGTGCCGCTTTCTACAACCTGGTTTCCTGGCAGAACTGTGAGGATAAGACACTTACGCTGGAGCAATTCGAAGGACAGCCATGTGTTCTGTCTTTCGACCTGGCGCGCAAGCTGGATATGAACAGTATGGCGCGGTTGTTCACCAGGGAAATTGACGGCAAGACACATTACTACAGCGTTGCTCCCCGCTTCTGGGTTCCCTACGACGCAGTATTCAGCGTTGAAAAGAACGAAGATCGTCGTACTGCGGAGCGATTTCAGAAATGGGTTGAAATGGGACTGCTTACAGTTACTGATGGCGCTGAAGTTGATTACCGCTACATCCTTGAAGAGGCCAAGGCGGCAAACAAGCTCAACCCAGTCAGTGAGTCACCGATTGACCCGTTCGGCGCGACGGGGCTTTCACATGATCTGGCTGATGAAAGCCTTAATCCGATCACTATCGTTCAGAACTACACCAATATGTCTGATCCGACGAAGGAGCTGGAAGCCGCCATTGAGTCAGGCCGCTTTCATCACGACGGGAACCCGATTATGAGCTGGTGTATCAGCAACGTCGTCGGGAAGTATTTGCCCGGTAATGACGATGTGGTTAAACCCATTAAAGAGCAGAACGAAAACAAAATCGATGGCGCGGTTTCGCTGATTATGGCAATCGGACGGGCAATGTTGAATAGCCGGGCGAGTAATTCATCCGTTTACGACGAGGAAGATGTAGCATGCTAATGACGTTTTTAAGTTTTTTTATCGGCCTCGCCGGAGCCGCATTACTGTCTGCCGGTGCCTGGCTTATTTCACCTGCAGCCGGGCTTATTACTGGCGGTTCAATCTGCCTGCTGTGGTCATTTTTAATCGCGAAATCAATGTCTGCCAGCGTAATTAAATCAGGGGGTGAATAATGTTCATTCCCCAGATGTTTCGGGGTAAATCTCAGTCTGGTGGTAGTTTCTGGCAGGCGATGCTGGGTGGTGTGAGTTCCAGCCAGAGCAAGGCGGGGATCATTATCACTTCTGAAACCGCAATGGCGTTATCGGCGGTCCGGGCATGTGTAACGCTTCTGGCAGAATCGGTGGCGCAACTGCCGTGTGAACTTTACAGGCGAGGCGCTAACGGAGGCCGTGAACGGGCGACTGACCACCCTGTTTATGATCTGATTCATTCCCAGCCCAACAAAAAAGACACTTCATTTGAATACTTTGAACAGCAGCAGGGCCTGCTTGGTCTGGAGGGGAATTGCTACTCGATCATCGACAGGGACGGGAAAGGTTATCCCCGCGAATTAATCCCGGTTAATCCCCAAAAGGTCATTGTCCTGAAAGGCCCGGATGGGATGCCATATTATGAACTACCCGAAATTGGCGAAACGTTGCCAATGCGCATGATGCATCATGTGAAGGTCTTCTCACTGGATGGCTATATCGGCAGTTCCCCAATCCAGACGAACGCGGATGTTCTTGGGCTAAACCTCGCCGTGGAAGAGCATGCTTCTCAGGTCTTTCGCCGTGGCACAACGATGAGCGGCGTTATTGAGCGTCCAAAAGACGCTCCGACGATCAAAAGCCAGGATGCTATCGACCGCCTGCTGGCAAAGTGGACGGACAGATATTCCGGCGTCAGAAACGCCTTCTCTGTTGCATTGCTTCAGGAAGGGATGAGCTACAAGCAGTTATCTCAGGACAATGAGAAAGCGCAGCTGTTGCAGTCCCGTCAGTGGGGCGTGGAGGAAGTGTGCCGACTCTATAAAATCCCGCCTCATATGGTGCAGATGCTGGCGAAAGCCACGAATAACAACATTGAGCACCAGGGGCTGCAGTTTGTGATGTACACGCTGTTGGCCTGGCTGAAGCGTCATGAAGGCGCATTAATGCGCGATCTGCTTTTACCCAGCGAGCGCGGTGATCTGTACATTGAATTCAATGTTTCTGGCCTGCTGCGCGGGGATCAGAAGTCACGCTATGAATCTTATGCACTAGGCCGCCAGTGGGGCTGGTTATCGGTTAACGACATTCGCCGCATGGAGAACCTTCCACCCATCGCCGGAGGGGACAAATACCTGACGCCTCTGAATATGGTCGACAGTAAACAAATCTTACCTGGCGATAACACGCCAACAGCAAAACAACTGGCAGAAATCAACTCTATTCTGTCCAGAAACTGAATATCACCCGCAGCGCGGGCTGACCTGGTAAACATCATGACAAAAAATTTAATTAATCTGCCGCACCTGGCGGCTATGGTCTTTGGTGTTCCACATTACGTGACACGACAGACAATGGATTCTGTAAAAGCTGTGCTGGTTCCCCGTATTCAGGGACTATCAGAAGAGGCTGGAATTCACATGACGCAGGATCCTGATAACAATCAAGTGCCAGATTTGGTTCAACCAGCTGGTGGAATGGCAGTTATTCCTGTTCACGGCATTCTGGTTCCGCGTCGTGGGCAAATTACTGCAATGTGTTCTGAACTTACCAGCTATGAGCGCATACGTAGCCAGGTGCATGCTGCATTAAATGACCCTTCCATCAGTGAAATTGTGCTGGATATAAATTCTGGTGGTGGTGCTGCTGTTGGATGCAAGGAACTGGCCGATTATATTTTCCAGTCACGTCAAACTAAGCCTATTACTGCAATTGTGAACTACAGCGCCTATTCTGCGGCTTACTTTATCGCTTCGGCCTGCAGCAAAATTGTAGTCAGCCAGACCAGTGGAGTCGGCTCGATTGGAGTGATCATGGAACACCTGGATACTTCCAGGATGGAAGAGCAAATGGGGTTAACATTCACCACGATTTTTCGGGGAGATAATAAAAATAACGGTACACAACATGAGCCACTGAGTGAAGACGCTCGGGGAATGTTCCAGAGGATGATTGACGATATGTACGAGACGTTTATTACCTCTGTAGCGGAATACCGGAATCTTGCCCCTCAGACGGTGATTAACACGCAGGCCGGAATCTATTTCGGCGCTGATTCCATTTCTGCTGGTCTTGCCGATGAAGTTTCGGATCCTCAGTCTGCGATTAATGCCATTGCAGCAAAGTACAAACAACCTCAACGAACCACTTCCATAAAGTTGCAGGCCGCCGCGATGGACCTGCAAACCAGAATGTAACCCGGCGCTAACGCGTCATTACCAGAAAGCAGCCTGTTGGCTGCTTTTTTTATGCCAAAAAGAGAGAAAAAACATGGATCATATTGAAGAATTGCGTCGTGAACGTGCGGGTATTAATCAGAAGGTTCAGGTACTGGCGGTAGTAGAAACTGGTGGCGGTACGCTGACAGTGGAGCAGTTAACCGAATTTGCCAGCCTGCAGCAGCAGTTCACGGATATCAGCGCCAAGATTGAGCGTCTGGAAGCGGCTGAACGTGCTGCAGCGCTTGTCGCCAAACCGGTTAAAGCCACACAGCAGGCTCCTGGTATCAGCATTAAGGCAGAGCCAAAGCAATATACCGGCGCAGGCATGACCCGTCTGGTGATGTCGATTGCGGCAGCACAGGGTAACGTCCAGGACGCTGCAAAATTTGCAGCTGAAGAACTGAATGACCAGTCTGTCTCGATGGCCATCAACACTGCCGCCGCGTCAGGTGGCGTTCTTATTCCGCAAAACCTGCACAGCGAGGTGATCGAACTGCTGCGCGATCGCACCATAGTCCGTAAGCTGGGCGCGCGCTCCATTCCGCTGCCGAACGGCAATATGGCGCTGCCGCGTCTGGCCGGTGGTGCGACGGCGAGCTATACCGGAGAAGGCAAGGATGCGAAAACATCAGAAGCGCGCTTCGATGATGTGAAACTCACTGCGAAAACCATGATTGCAATGGTGCCAATCTCCAACCAACTGATTGGTCGTGCTGGCTACAACGTGGAGCAACTGGTCCTACAGGATATTCTGACCGCGATCTCTGTTCGTGAAGATAAAGCCTTTATGCGCGATGACGGTACCGGTGATACGCCTGTCGGTATGAAAGCGCGGGCAACTGAGTGGAACCGCCTGCTGCCGTGGGAAGCTGCTGCAGAGGTTAATCTGCAGACGATTGATACCTATCTCGACGCCATTATTCTGATGGCGATGGACGGCAACAGCAACATGATCAGCTGCGGCTGGGGTATGTCGAACCGGACTTACATGAAACTGTTCGGGCTGCGCGACGGTAACGGTAACAAGGTCTACCCGGAAATGGCCCAGGGGATGCTGAAGGGATTTCAGATTCAGCGTACCAGCGCTATCCCGGCAAACCTCGGTGACGCAGGCAAAGAGTCGGAAATTTACTTCGCGGACTTTAATGATGTGGTTATCGGTGAAGACGGCAACATGAAGGTGTCGTTCTCGCAGGAAGCCTCCTACCAGGACGGGGATGGCAATCTGGTTTCCGCGTTCTCCCGTAACCAGTCGTTGATCCGCGTGGTGACGGAGCACGACATCGGCTTCCGTCATCCGGAAGGTCTTGTACTCGGGACAAAAGTGCTGTTTTAACCGGTCCTGCACTCTGTGCGACCACGGTCGCACAGAGTAAAAGCACGTAATTCCCCAGGCCCGCAGCAGCGGGTTTTTTCTTTTCAGGAGCAAAACGATGACAACGAAAGCAGCAAAATCAGCGGCAGCGGCGGCTGCAGCCGGGGATGTGAAAAAACCGGATGAACTGATGCCGGAAACTACAGTGGACGGGGATGACGGTCAGAATACTGCAGCGGGTTCAGGTGAGGCTGGTGTTGATCTTACCGGAAGTGAAACAAACGGGGCTACGGGCCTGGCGGGAGCAGAAGTGGCGAGGAAAGCGGTTTTTTTCCTGGGACCCTATCATCGTTATTCACGCGGTGATACGGCCTGTTTTGATGCTGAGTACGCAGAAAAACTGGTTGAACGCCATATAGCGGTATGGCCAGAAGATGCGGAAAAGGCGCTGAGTCCCCGCAAGGGAGCCGATGACCATGATACTGACATTGGATGATGTGAAAACCCAGCTCCGTCTGGAGCCGGATTTCACGGAGCATGACGGCATGCTCACTAAAATGGTGGCGGCTGCGCAGAAGAGTATTGAACGTGACTACTACTGCAAACTGGTAGTAAGCGATGACGAACTGCAGGCGCTGCCGGAAGGTGTACGCGGTTTTGTGGCGGATGAAGATATCCAGTTGGCCATGCAGTATCTGGTCGGGGATGCGTATCTGAATGGTTTCACTGGTCAGTGGCTGGAGACGGCTGCGGTCCGGCATCTTCTTTTTCCGTTGCAGGAGAACACCGTATGAGCCTGAAGCCGGAAGAGATGACCTGCCGTCTTTCTATTGGGTATATGCAATCCGGCCGGGGGCCGCTGGGTGAACATCTGCCGGAGCAGTTGATCGCGACAGGGAAAGCCTGGGCGAAGCGTGAACTGGTGTCGGGCAGAAAGGTCCGCACACTGGATCAACAGCAGGTTGTTGAAACGTGTCTTTTTTCCACTCATCCGAACCTGAATATTGATATCGACTGGAAAATAACGACGTCTGACCGGGTTTATACCGTTCGTAACGTCGAACGTCTTGCGGACCGCATCATCATCACAGGGGAGGCAGACGCACGTCATGATCGAGCTGGCATTAAAGGCAGCACTTGAACGCCTGACCGGGCTGGATGTTTACCCTCTGCTTCTGCCTGATGAGCTGCAGGAGGGGATTACTTACCAGTGTATTTCCGATCCGGAGCTGTACGCCGGACTGTTGCGCACAGGTCTGATTGCGGGCCGCTTCCAGATAGCGATTCATCTGCTTAATGACTACACCCGCCTGTTACAGCTGGATAAGAAAATCAGCGCGGAATGGACCGCTATCGTGCATGGGCAGCTGGAAGGCTTTCCCGTGCAGAATGTGGTCCGGGGTGGAATACAGCAGAGTAAAACGGTACTGACCAGCGGCAATATTCAGTACCGGCTCGTGCGGGATTTTACCTTTCACTACCGGGACGCCTCACCATGATCACTATGGACGTAAAAGGGCTGGACGAGCTGGAGCGGCAGCTTACTGCGCTCGGTGAAAAGGTCGGCACAAAGGTGTTACGTGATGCAGGGCGTGAGGCGCTGAAAGTGGTAGAAGAAGACATGAAACAACATGCCGGCTTCGACGATGCGTCCTATGCAGAGCATATGCGTGATTCCATCAAAATTCGCGCATCCACCCGGAAAGGTCGCGGAAATACGGTGGTCACCCTTCGGGTTGGCCCCAGCAAAAAGCATTACATGAAAGCGCTGGCCCAGGAGTTCGGTACGGTTAAACAGGTTGCCGATCCGTTCATCCGTCCGGCACTGGATTACAACGTCCGGAAGGTTCTGCGCATTCTGACCGTAGAAATCCGCAATGGCATTCAGAACAGGTAGCAACCGCTGCCCACTATTTAAGAGAGAATCATTATGGCTGATGAAAATAACACGCCAAAATCATCCCCTGAGTACGCAATGCTTCCTGCCGGGACGGTGGTGAAGTTCGGCGAGGTGGGTGCCGCTGTGGCGGCGCTCAAACCCCTGATTAACTGTAAGGCGCTGGGCGCGACAGGTCAGACGGGGGGATTTGTCGACTGTACCACCCTGCTGGACAAGAGTAAGCAGTCGATATCCGACCTGCCGGAAGGGCCGGAGAAATCGCTGGGATTCATTGACGACCCAGGAAACGAAGATTTCACCGCGTTCCTCAATGCTGCAGAGCAGCGTAAGACCGTTCAGTTTTATATTGAGCTGCCGAACAAACGAACGGCTTCAATGATCCTTGCGCTTTCAGGCTGGCAGATGAACGAAATCACCGCGCCTGCCAGTGAGGTTATCCAGATTACGGTGCAGGGTAAGCAAAATAACATTAAATGGGGGATTGCCGCCCCGGCGCCAGATGCCGGAGCGTAATCTGTTTCCCTTTACACACCGCCTCCTGGCGGTTTTTTTTCGTCTGAAAAACAGGATACACCATGTCTGAATTTAGCCTCTCCGAACTGAAAAAAGCCCTGCTCAGCGCAAAACCCTCTGCAATTAAAACCGAAATCTTCGGTACCACCGTTTATCTGCGCCGGCTGACGGCAGAAGAACTGATTTCTCATGAGGATGAACTCATCGAGGCGCAGACCTCTGGCAATGCCCGCATGGCGTCTGAGCTGAGTGTACAGATTGTTATCGACAGTCTGGTTCAGCCTGACGGCTCCCCGATTAAAGCCAAAGACAAACCCACGGCGAAGGAGCTGCTGGCGGCACACGATAACGTTGCGCTTCTGGACGCCATCGACAAAGTGAAAAAGCACGGCATCGGTAAGCTGGAAACCGCCGAAAAAAACTGAGTGACTCGCCCTGGCTGGAGCTGATTTTCTGGCTGGCAGACCGCTGGGGCGAGCCTGACCCGTCAAAAATTGCGGCGCTTCCGGCTGACACGCTGTTCCACTGGCGTGCTTTCTTCCTCAAACAGGGCATTTTCAAAAAGCCTTCGCCAGAAGGTTCTGACAATAACCCGCCCCCTGTTAAATCCCCCGCGACTGCGAACCAGAGTCTGGATGCGCAGTGTGCGGCAGTCATGAAGGTATTAATGTAATGGGTGACGTTGCCTCTCTTGCCGTTGGGCTGCATCTGAATGCAGCGAACTTTAAATCGCAGCTGATGAGCGCCTACGGCAGCGCTGAGAGTCAGTCACGCCAGTTTAACCGCAATGCCCAGGCTGATGCGAAAAAGACGGAGGATGCCTATAAGCGTGTTTCCGCTTCGGTATTGGGGCTGGCTGGCAGGCTGGCAGGTTTTGCCGGGGCGGGTTTATCGCTGGGTACAATTATCAGCACCACGCGGCAGTACAGCCAGTCGTTGTCGGATTTGCAGGCTATCACCGGTGCCACCAGTGCGCAGATGAAACTGTACGATCAGGCGGCGCAGGAAATGGGACGCACAACGGAATACAGCGCATCACAGGCCGCTGAGGCCATTAAGCTGATGGCTTCGGCAAAGCCTGAACTGCTGAGCACCTCTGCGGGGCTGACTGCGGCGACCAAAAGCGCGTTAACGCTGGCCCAGGCCGCTGGTACCACGCTTCCGGATGCCACCCGAACGCTGGCCCTGTCATTAAACCAGTTTGGTGCGGGAGCCAGTGAAGCCGACCGGTATATCAACGTGCTGGCTGCTGGCGCGAAATTTGGTTCGTCGGAGATAGCCGATACTGCTGCCGCAATTAAAAATGGCGGGGTGGTTGCGGCACAGGCTGGCGTGGGTTTTGAAACCCTCAATGCCGCCATACAGATACTGGCGGAGCGCGAGGTGAAAGGCGGCGAAGCCGGAACCGCGCTGCGCAACGTGATCCTGAATCTGGAGAAGGGAACCGATAAGACCCTGAAGCCTTCTGTTGTCGGGCTGAGCCAGGCGCTGGAGAACCTGGCGGGAAAAAACCTCTCAACAAAACAGGCCGTAAAGCTGTTCGGGGTGGAAAACCTCAGCGCGGCATCTATCCTGGTGCAGAACCGTGAGAAGGTGGAGTCGCTGACAGCCGCCCTGACCGGTACGCAGACCGCGCATGAGCAGGCCGAAATCAGGGTAAATAACCTCAACGGCGATCTTCTCAGCCTGACTTCGGCTTTTGAAGGTCTGATTATTAAGGTTGGGCAGAGCGGAAACGGCCCGCTGCGTAGTGGTGTTCAGACCATTACCGATGGACTGAATGAACTGACGGATAATTTTAATACGGTCGCCAACGTTGCGCTGTATACGCTGATTCCTGTTCTGGCGACAAAACTGACGGCAGGTATCAGGGGGAACATCGGTGCCTGGGTTGAGCAGCAGCAGGCAGTCAGGGCCAGCGCGATGGCGCAGGCCGATATGGCGCGAAAAACGCTGGAAAGTACCGCTGCCACGCTGGCGCAGAATAACGCAGAATTCGGGCGTTATCGGGAAATGGAGAAAAGCGCCAGGCAATTTGGCCTTAACGTGAGTTACCAGAGCGAGTTTAACCGCTTAATCCGCCAGGAAACCGAGCAGACACTGCTTTCCACCCAGGCAAAGAGCCAGCTGAATGCAGCCAATAAACAGCTTTCAGTTTCAGCCCGCGCGGCCTCTGCAGCAGTAGGTATGGCCAGAGGGGCGCTGGCACTGGTGGGCGGTCCAGTGGGCGCAGCGATGCTGGCCGGTTCGGCGTTGCTCTATTTCCATAATCAGGCGAAAAATGCCCGTCAGTCAGCGATTGACCTGAAAAATGCTGTTGTTGAAACGAATGAAGAGCTAAAAAAACTGTCGCTTAACCAGCTCAACGTGAAGCAGTTGGACATTGATGAACAGTTTGAGAATCAGGTTATTCAGCGAAATAAACTGATTAAAGAAATTCAGGATGCGGAAAGCCGTATTGATGGATTGAGTGGCTTCGATCCGTTCGGACAACTTAAAGGCGTACAGAACGATAAAACCCGCTACAAAGGGGATCTGGATGCCGTTGAGCAGGGGTTAAAACTCCTCAAAGAACGGCAAAAAATTGTCAAAGAGGCCATAGAACAAGCTAAATCAGGGAAAACCGATCCCACACCGAAGCCGGATAAACCAGGGAATGAAACAGGGAGTGATAAACCTGATACCCCCTGGACCGGGGAAGGCGGGGATACTGGTAAGGGGCAAAAGTCGAAGGTTAACCAGTATGAGCAACTGCGGCGTGAAATCGAAGCGGCGCATGCCTCCAGTCTCGGACGTATCAACCTGCAGGAGCAAGAAAGCGCCAGAAAACTTCTTGAAGCCGCCCGCGCTGACGGAGCCAGCGAGGCTGATATTCAGAAGACTTTGCTGCTGAATGCTGAAAACTATCAGAAACAGCGCCTCGAACTGGCAGAACAGTATGCGCCAGCCAGAGCAACTCTTACGAAAGAGCGTGAAGCGAGCCTGGAGCTGAAGTCGCTCCTGAATGCCCGTATTCTGGATGAAAAGGAATACCAGACGGCCAGAATCACGCTGGCACAAAGTACGGCCCGCGAACTGTTACAGGCACAGGCAGCTGCAATGTCTGCCCCTCTGATTGATATCGCCGGGACGGTTGATCCGCTGGCAGAACTGCGCAATCAACTGGCCGAGCGTCAGTCACTGCTGCAGGCGTTTTACCAGAACGATGCAATCAACAAAGAACAGTACGAGCTGCTGAAGCAAAAGGCGGATAAGGATTCCGCTGATGCGCAGTACCAGACGGCGGTGGAGCTTTATAAGTCGCAGGGAAATCTGAACAGCCTCGCCATTGGCCTGATGGAAACTACCCAGGAGCGAACCTCCAACATGCTGACCGGCATGCTGAACGGGACACAGACACTCCGGGACGGGATGATTGGGTTATTTTCCTCCCTGACACAGTCGTTGATTAAAAACCTTGTCGATATGGCAGCGCAGGCGCTGATTACCAACACCATCCTGAAATCCATCATGGGTATCGGCGGCAGCCTTTTTGGCGGCGCAGCCACCGCGAGCACCGGCACGGCCATCAGCAGTTTTGGCAGCAGTTTTAGTTTTAATGAGAAGGGCGGTGTTTATGACTCACCTTCATTAAGTGCCTACAGTAACGGCATCTATGACAGCCCGACCCTGTTTGCTTTTGCAAAGGGGGCAGGCGTGTTTGGTGAAGCAGGTCCGGAAGCCATTATGCCTCTGGCAAAAACGACTGACGGTACGCTGGGTGTCAGGGCGCTGGGTGAGCCGGGTTCCTCTGGTGGTGGTATGAATGGGGGAATTGTTTATTCACCTGAGTATCACATTATCATTCAGAATGACGGGCAAAACGGGCAGATAGGGCCGCAGGCATCGCAGATGCTGGTCAAAATGGTCGACACGCGTGTCATGAGTATCCTGAGAACTCAGGGCCGTGATGGCGGCATGCTGGCGGGAGGATAAGTGAAAACTTTTCATTGGGTACCCAGGGAGGGGATGCCGTCTTCTGTTTCCCCTTCGGTGACAACCATTAAATTTGGGGATGGATATGAGCAACGTCGCCCGGCCGGACTTAACCATCAGTTAATTAACTTCCAGCCTGTTTTCCGTATCACGTCGGACAATTCCCGCACCGCACTTGAAGCGTTTCTGACCGAGCATGGAGGATATAAAGCCTTTCTGTGGCGACCGCCAAAATACAACCGCACGATAAAAGTTGTCTGCCGGGAGTGGTCTGTTACGGACAACGTCACGTATTCCGATTTCAGCTGTAAATTTGAGCAGGTTATTGCTTAAGGATCCTTATGCAGGGTATTCCACAGGACACGCTGAATGAAACCACGAAAACCGAGCAGTCGGCCCGCATTGATTTGTGGGAAATCGACCTGACGGCCTTTGGTGGCCAGCGTTACTATTTTTCAAATGAAGCGAACGAGAAGGGGGAGCCGGTCACCTGGCAGGGCCGTAAGTATGACGTTTATCCGATACAGGGAACTGGGTTCGACCTGGTAGGGAAAGGGACATCCGCACGCCCGACGCTGGCAGTGTCGAACCTGTTTGGCATGGTTACGGGACTTGCTGCAGATATGCAGAGCCTCGTCGGGGCCACGGTGGTAAGGCATGTTGTGTACGCCCGTTTTCTCGATGCGGTGAACTTTACAGGCGGCAACCCGGAGGCCGATCCGGAACAGGAAGTGGTCAGTCGCTGGAGGGTAGAGCAGTTATCCGAACTGAAAAAACCTACGGCGACTTTCGTGCTGGCCACACCGACCGAAACTGATGGCAGCGTGTTCCCTGGCCGAACAATGCTGGCTGATGTTTGCAACTGGGCCTACCGTTCTGAGGAGTGTGGCTATGCCGGGCCGCCTGTGGCGGATGAGTTTGACAAGCCTACAACCGACCCCTCGAAGGATGCCTGCAGCAAATGCCGTACTGGCTGCGAGCTGCGTAATAACCTGCCGCGCATCGGCTGTTTCCTCTCCATTAACCGTCTTTCCTGATGGATACACACATGAAAAAAACACTCCTGGCGCATGCCGCTGCGTGTGCACCCGCTGAATCATGCGGCTGGGTGGTGAACACGCCTGCCGGGGAGCGGTATTTTCCCTGCCAGAATCTTTCTGCTGAACCGACCCTGTATTTCCGCATGGATCCGGCAGATTACCTCCAAGCGCAGGCGGCGGGAAATGTGGTGGCTCTGGTACACAGCCATCCCGATGGTCTGCCGTTTCTCAGCGATGTTGATCGCCGCCTGCAGGTGCAGAGTGGCCTGCCGTGGTGGCTGGTCTGCGATGACCGGATATACAAATTTCGCTGCATGCCGTTCCTCACCGGGCGGGCATTTGAGCATGGCGTGACGGACTGTTACACCCTGTTCCGCGATGCGTACCATCTGGCGGGGATTGAGATGCCGGATTTTGCGCGGGGGGAGGACTGGTGGAAGCAGGGAGATAATCTCTATCTGGATAATCTGGAGGCGACCGGTTTTTACCGCGTGAATGCCTCAGAGGCACAGCCCGGAGACATTCTGATTTGTTGTTTTGGTTCATCGGTTGCCAATCATGCCGCGATTTACTGCGGCGACGGCGAACTGTTGCACCATATTCCTGACCAGCTAAGTAAACGCGAGAGGTATACCGACAAATGGCAACGCCGCACACACTCAATCTGGCGACACCAGGCATGGCACGAATCTGCCTTCACGGGGATTTACAACGATTTGGCCGCCGCTTCAGCCTCAGTATAAAAACGGGGGCCGAGGCCATTTACGCGCTGGCCATGCAGATACCGGGCTTCCGGCAGAAAATGAATGCTGGCTGGTATCAGATACGCATCGCCGGTCAGGATGTGGATGAAACCAGCGTGTCAGCCCGTCTGCATGAGTCACTGCCGGACGGGGCCATTATTCATATTGTGCCGCGTATGGCAGGAGCTGGAAAAGGTGGTCTGTTCCAGGTTGTGCTGGGTGCCGTGGCAATCGGCGCATCATTTTTAACTGGCGGTGCAACTCTTGCTCTTTGGGGTAGCGCATTATCTGCCGGTGCTATTTCGGCATCCTCGGTCCTTTTTTCTATGGGGGTAGCCATGATGCTGGGCGGTGTGGCGCAGATGCTGACACCGCAGGCAAAAATACCCTCCTCCCGGCAGACCGACAACGGCAAACAGAACACCTATTTTTCGTCACTGGACAACATGGTGGCGCAGGGTAATGCCCTTCCGGTGTTATACGGTGAAATGCTGGTCGGCTCCCGCACGATCTCCCAGGAAATCAGCACACGGGATCAAGGTGGCGGGGGGCAGGTGGTGATCATCGGTCGCTGACTTACTACAGCATATTTGTATTTACACAGAACCGCCTCCGGGCGGTTTTGTCGTTTCAGAGGGAACAGATTATGGGGAAGGGTGGTGGCAGCAGTAAAACGCCACATGAGGCTCCTGACGACCTGAAATCCAGCCAGATGCTGACGGTTGTTGATGCCATCTGTGAGGGGCCGATTGAAGGTCCTGTGGACGGGCTGAAAAGTGTCAGAATTAACAAAACGCCGGTCCTTGACAGCGACGGTAACGCGATGGTTCACGGTGTCACTGTGGTTTATCGCGTGGGGGAGGATGAACAGACCGTGATGGAGGGGTTCGAAGATTCCGGCACTGAAACCCTGCTGGGTGTGGAAGTGGAGAAGTCAGAGCCAGTGACCCGCACCATTACCACCAAAACGCTGGACCGTCTGCGCTTTACCTTTGGTGTGCAGTCGCTGGTCAGTACCAGTACCAAAGGCGACCGCAACCCGACCAGCGTACAGATGCTGATCCAGTTTCGCCGTGATGGGTTGTGGCGAACGGAACGGGATATCACCATTACGGGGAAAACGACCACGCAGTTTCTGGCATCCGTGGTGATTGATGATTTACCGCCCCGGCCGTTTGAAGTCCGCATGCTGCGCCTCACTGATGACAGCACGACAGACCTGCTGCAGAACAAAACGGTGTGGTCGGGCTATACCGAAATCATCGATGTGAAACAGTGCTACCCGAACACCGCCGTTATCGGGGTAAAAGTGGATGCGGAGCAGTTTGGCAGCCAGCAGGTCACGCGAAACTATCACCTGCGCGGGCGTATTGTGCCGGTGCCGTCGAATTACGATCCGTTAAAACGGACCTGTACGGGAATATGGGACGGGACGTTTAAACCCGCCTGGACAGATAATCCGGCCTGGTGTGTGCTGGATATGCTGACTCACCCGCGCTATGGCATGGGAAGCCGCATTGGTGTTGCCGATGTGGACAAGTGGGCGCTGTATGCCATTGCACAGTACTGCGATCAGCCTGTTCCTGACGGTTTTGGCGGGACGGAGCCGCGTATCACCTGCAATGCGTATCTGACGGACCAGCGCAAAGCGTGGGACGTGCTGGGGGACTTCTGTTCCCTGATGCGCTGTATGCCGGTCTGGAACGGCAGCACCCTGACGTTTGTGCAGGACCGGCCCGCCGATAAAGTCTGGACCTATACGCAGAGTAATGTGGTGATGCCCGCTGATGGTGTGCCGTTCATCTACAGCTTCAGCGCACTGAAAGAGCGCCACAATGCCGCCGAGGTCCGTTACACCGACCCGAACAACGGCTGGGAAACATCCACCGAACTGGTGGAAAACGACGCTGCCATCCGTCGCTACGGTCGCAACGTTCTGAAGATGGATGCGTTCGCTTGTACCAGCCGTGGGCAGGCGCACCGCGCCGGACTGTGGGCCATCACCACCGAATTGCTGGAAACGCAGACGGTGGATTTTTCCGTAGGGGCTGAGGGATTACGCCACGTTCCCGGCGATATCATTGAGGTCTGCGACAGTGATTATGCCGGTGTGACTGTGGGCGGACGCGTCCTGTCGGTCGACAGCCTTACGCGCACGCTCACGCTGGACCGTGAGGTGGAGATACCGGCAGGCGGCAATGTGGTGCTGAACCTGGTGGGCAGCGATGGCCAGCCTGTTACCGTGGCAGTTACCGCACATCCGGCTCCGGACCGCATGACCATCAGCCAGTTACCCGATGGCGTGGCGGCGTACAGCGTGTGGGGACTGAAACTGCCGGACCTGCGCCAGCGCCTGTTTCGCTGTGTGGCCATACGGGAAAACGATGATGGCACGTATGCCATTACCGCCGTGCAGCATGTTCCGGAGAAAGAAGCCATCGTGGATAACGGGGCGACGTTTGATCCGTTACCGGACACCGGTATCACGAATACGCCGCCTGCCGTGCAGCACCTGACCACAGAGATTCTGGCAGAGGAGGGAAAGTATCAGGCGCGAGCGCGATGGGATACCCCGCGTGTGGTTAAGGGGGTTAACTTCTCCCTGCGCCTGACGGTGAAAGCGGAAGATAACAGCGACCGGCTGTCCAGCAGCCTGACCCTGACAAAAACGGAGCATACTTTCCGTAACCTGACGCCGGGGCGCTACACCCTGACGGTGCGGGCGGTGAACAGCCAGGGCCAGCAGGGCGATCCGGCCAGCTCGGATTTCAGCATCGCCGCACCGGCAGAACCTTCTTATGTTGAGCTGACTCCCGGCTATTTTCAGATAACCGCCACCCCGCGCCAGGCGGTATATGACCCCACGGTGCAGTATGAATTCTGGTTTACGGATACGCAGATTGCCGATATCCGCCAGGTGGAAACCGATGCGCGTTATCTCGGCACCGCGCTGTACTGGATTGCAGCAAACGCGAATATAAAACCCGGCAAGGATTATTACTTTTATATCCGGGCCGTGAACCAGGTCGGGAAATCGGCGTTCGTGGAGGCTAAAGGGCAGGCCAGCAACGATGCGGCGGGCTACCTGGATTTCTTCAAAGGGAAAATCACCGAAAGCCACCTGGGGAAAGAGCTGCTGGAGAAGGTGGAGCTGACGGAAGACAACGCCAGCAGGCTGGATCAGTTTTCGGAAGAATGGCAGGACGCGAACGGCAAATGGAATGCCATGTGGGGTGTGAAGATAGAGCAGACCAAAGACGGGAAGCACTATGTGGCTGGTCTGGGCCTGAGCGTGGAAGACACGGAAGAAGGGAAGGTAAGCCAGTTCCTGGTGGCAGCAAACCGTATCGCGTTTATCGACCCGGCAAACGGCAATGAGACCCCGATGTTTGTGGCTCAGGGTAATCAGATATTTATGAACGAGGTGTTCCTCAAATATCTGACGGCCCCGAGCATCACAAGCGGCGGGAACCCGCCGACCTTTATGCTGACACCTGACGGCAGGCTGACTGCCCGTAATGCCGATATAAGCGGCCATATCAGTGCGAATTCTGGTGCTCTCAACAATGTGACGATTGAGGAAAACTGCACCATCAAGGGGACGCTCCGGGCCGAGCGTATTCTTGGGGATATTGTTAAGGCAGCGGGCAGGGAGTTTCCTTACTTCATAACCAGTAACGGTGAAAAACGGTACGCCAACGGGACACTGACAGTCGTGATTGAAGATGACCAGTCTTTTGACCGACAGGTTTCCATTCCTGGGATTACCTTTCAGGGTGCAGCGTATGACAGCCAGACCAGTAATGACGTATGGGATGACTGTACGCTGACTGTCAGGAAAAACGGGGTGGAGATATACAACCAGACAAGCAGAGGTGTACCGGCCGTTTTTACGCGAACACTGGATATGCCTGCCGGGAGCGGACGAATGACGCTGAGTTTCAGCGTCAATACACACGGTAACAGCAGCGGCTGGCCATATTCCCGAATCAGTGACCTGCTGGTTATTGTGACGAAAAAGTCATCAGCCGGGATAACAATCAGTTAATGACAGAAACCGCCTTCGGGCGGTTTTTTTATGGAGGAATTATGGCAGTACTTATCTCTGGAGTGCTCAGAGACGGGGCCGGTAAACCGGTTCAGAGCTGCACTATTCAGCTGAGCGCTAAGAAAACCAGCCCGACCGTTGTTGTTGAGGTGACTTCATCCTCTATTACGGGATCGGATGGTCACTACAGCATTGAGGCTGAGCCGGGTTATTACAGTGTGTCACTGCTTCGGGAAGGTTTTCCTCCCTCAGTGGCTGGCGACATTTACGTGGCCCCGACCGATACGCCGGATACCCTGAATGCTTTTCTCGATGCGCCAAAGGATTCAGACCTGCGTCCGGAGGTGATGAAACGTTTTGAGGAAATGGTAAACCGCGTAGTGGATTTGAGCGGTGCAACAGAGAAGGATCGGGAACGCGCCGAACAGGCCGCACAGTTAGCAGAGCAGAGTAAAGACGCGACAGCGTTATCTGCAACGGCTGCAACAGAGTCACAGCGCCAGGCGGCACTCGCTGCGGATGCTGCTGATGATTCTGCCCGGTCTGCTGCAGATAATGCCCGACAGACAGCGCAGGACGTTCTGGCCAGCGGTGCAGATGCGGACAGTGCGGCAAAGTCGGCACAGACAGCGAAGGATCAGACCGGAGTGGCAAAGATCGCCGCTGATACGGCACAGAAAGCGCAACAGGCGGCAGGAGCTTCGGCACAGTCTGCAGCAGAGAGTGCCAGAAACGCAGCAGCATCAGCACAAACAGCGGAGGAGTATGCCGGCAATGCAGCCGCATCCGAAAATTCGGTACGCGAAAGCGTCCTCACGGCCACGCAGGCTGCTGAACAGGGGGATAACAGCGCTGCAGCTGCAGCTCTAAGTGAACAGCATGCCAGGGAGTTCAGTGAAAAGGCTGCTAAATCAGAGACTGAGGCTGCAGGCAGTGCACAATTGGCTTCCATAAGTGAAGCATCAGCATTGCAGGCTGCGAAAACTGCTGAGAATCAGCAAAATGCAGCCACTGAGAGTGCCACTCGCGCAGTGCAGGCCAGAGATGAGGCCCTGACGCTGCGCGATGAAGCCCAGGAAGACGCCCTGAATGCCCGGAACAGCGCACAGGCTGCTGCTGCCAGTGAGAAAGAAAGTGGACAGGCAAGGGATGAAGCACTGCTTCTTGCTGAACATGCCAGAAGTGCAGCCTCAAAAGCCGCAGCTGATACCATTAAAGAGATCCAGGAAAGCGAAGATCTCAGTGGTCCGCCAGGTCCGCAGGGACCGGCAGGTGCAAAAGGCGAAAAGGGGGACAAGGGAGACACTGGGTTAACGGGGGCGACAGGACCAATTGGCCCTTTAGGTCCACAGGGGCCGGCAGGTGCAAAAGGTGAAAAGGGGGACAAGGGAAATACCGGGTTAACGGGGGTAACAGGACCAACTGGCCCTGCAGGTCCGCAGGGACCGGTAGGTGCAAGAGGTGAAAAGGGTGATAAGGGAGATACCGGATTAACGGGGGCGACAGGACCAACTGGCCCTGTAGGTCCACAGGGGGCGGCAGGTGCAAAAGGTGAAAAGGGAGATACCGGATTAACGGGGGCAACAGGACCAACTGGCCCTGTAGGTCCGCAGGGACCTGCAGGCGAAAAGGGAGCAACAGGCGCTACGGGACCGCAAGGGCCTCAGGGACCAGCAGGCACACCTGCGGGTGCTCTTCATGCTGTAGGTACGTTTGCGCTGGCATATATGCCAGCGCCTGGAGGGAGAGGTACTAATCCAGGTACAAGTTATTCGGGGGGAAGTTTAATAGCGTGTGGAATTATCAGTAACAGCGACGCTAAAGCGTCGTTTTGTATTACGGGTAGTAGTGGCAAATATACTTTGCCGGGTACATGGCGTTCGTGTGGCATTGCATCCAGTTCTTCTGAAGGTCTGGCTGGGACTAATTTGGGTTACTATGCAGGCATTTTTCAGCGAATTTCATAAAAGGAGATTGTATGAACATTGAGGACATTCAGGCTCCTGAGTGGGCGAATAAAGGACATACAGCGATTAACTGTAGGGTTAAATTTGCAGAGTTTGATGAGTTTCTGCCGTTCACTGCATGTCCGAATGATTTTGAGGAGCATGGACGCCGTATCTACAGCGAGCTTGAATCAGGAAAGTATGGTCCTGTCGCCCCTTTTATTGTGACTGACAAGATGGTGGAGGATTTACGCAACCAGAAACTGACTGAAATCAGCAACTGGCGGGACGTTCAGGAAAACGCCAACATTATTTTTGAATTTGGTGGCCAGCGGTGGGATGGAGGCAAAGCGTCGCGGGAGCGTCTTGCGCCCGTGGTTATGGCTGCCAGTGCAGGAAAGTTACCTGAGGGATTCTTCTGGACGGATGCGGATAACCACGATGTTCCGGTGAATTTTGTTTTCCTGCAACAGCTTGAGGCGGCGATGATACAGGCAATGGTGATACACGGTTTCAGAATTCACGAACGGCAGAGGCACATGAAATCGGATGTAGCGTTACTTACGGATGTTAATGCCATTGCTGAATATCCAGTTGGCTGGCGTGAAAGTAAGCAATGAGCTGGTTCTCCTTTCTAAACGTCTAATGATGCGTGTAACCGATAACCTCTTGATACAAACCTTATATGGAGTATCTAACCTGATTAAAAGACTTGTAGTGGCTTTACTTGTTTTCCTCAAAGCCCACGTGCGTGGACACTAGTGCGTAGATAAAAACACATTCATGAGAAAGGGATAGTTATGCTTGTTTGATGCTTATTTAGCTCCTCATTGATTTGTTTGTATTTAAGTTAAAAATATTAGATATCAATCACAAAGATTTAATGACAACCACCTTTGTTATGACTATAAAGTTACCCACTCGCTAAGGATAAAGCGTATCCAATATGCACTGCTGTGTAATTACGGGGTCTGTTGATGTCAGCAGACACCCGGTTTTTTATCATCGTCAAGACGCTTCTGCTATCCCGCCAGTTCGGTATAAATAAGCCCCACATATGTAGGGCTAAGTGCGGTGGGGGATGAATTAATCGAATACACCGTTAATGATAGCGGCCACAACAGCTGTACTTAAAGCAACTAACACCAAATCATCACCAACGGCACGCCATTCGTAGCCAGGATAATATGGTAAGTCGTTAATCATTGACGCTGGTAAAGTTTTCTTTGCAATTCCGGGGGGTAATGGTTTACCTCGCGCCAAATTTTTAGCGATACCCGGAGGGAGTGCCTGATACCCAACAAGGCCATAATTCACAGCAATGGATCTGGCACGAGAGAAGCTTATATCTGAGTCGACATGGTCAGGCTTTCCGTAATTCTTGCGGTTCCCATGATCTACATTAGATTTTCCATTACCTTGAACTTTATTACTATGGTCTCCGCTTTTACCGTTATTGCCATGGTTTCCGCTATTCCCATGATTGCCTCCTCCATTCCCTTGTCCACCCCCTCCATTACCGTTACCTGGGTTAGCAAAAGCAGGTGCAGTAAGGACAGCGAGAGATATAACCGCCGCTAGTGCAGTTTTGAAAATGCGACGCTTAAACAT